GATATAAATATGTATCATTATATCTTAAATTAGTTGTTAGATCTGTATTATTATTTCCACTTCTAGATGGTGCTACTGCACAATATAAATTCATAATAGATTTATCAGGAGTTGTTCGGTTATCGTTGAATAAAGCACTTACTACTTTATTTACTATACGACCAGCACCTCCTACATTCATAACTTGTTTTACCTGTGCCTGTGCCTGAGTTAAAGATCTTTTATTTAATCTATAATCAACATAATTAAAGTTCATGGTTTGATTAGCATTTGCAAATCTCGTCATTTGATCCTGTGGATAATATAAATAATCTGCTATTAGTTTTAATTTAGTTAAATCCATATCTACGGATTGTCCACTAGTCCCTGCCGAAGTTAGACAAACACGACCTAAACTAGATGCTGGTTGGAAATGTAACTCAATAGATATTTGTTCATCAAACATGTATAAAGGAAGTTGATTAAATCTCAGGAAAGGGAAAAGATCAGCAAGAGATACAGAATATTCAGGTGTTCTACCATTTCTTAAAAATGTAGGCATACGAACTTCATAATCAGTTGCATCAAATCCAGTATATGCTTCTGTATCACTATATAAATGAGATCTTAAACCATAATAACTAGCATTTATAGTTGATTGATAATTTAAATCTGTATCATAAACAAACTCGTGGTTCATAATTCTTTGTGTTGTAAAAGTTTCTCTTTCATAATTTATTTCATTATCAATAAACATAGATTTATATGCCATCCAAAAGTTCCAATCAGAAAATTCTGAAATTGTAGTAGTTCCACATTTTAAGGCACACTTGGATATTAAACTATGTACACCTATATTTGCTGGAAGACAACCTGCTGAACTATTAGCAGTTGCTTCTGCAAGAGCAAGAGTAATTTTGGAAAAACTATTCATAAAACCTTTTTTTTCTAGAACAAATCTAGCAAAAGTTTGACTGCTTACAACTGGTTCAAGAACATCAGTATCTACATCAATATTCATGTCAACTGGAATTGAACCAATTTTAATAAGATTAGGGATCATGCCTCTTTCATCTTCTAAATTAACTTGACTGCTATCCATTTTATTTATATTATTAATTATATAAATAATTTAAAATAAAAATAATAAAAAATTTTAATGTTGTTTATTCAACTTACGATAAAACTTGCACACCATTTTGATTAAATACAAGAGTTTGTTTTGAATGAATAAATAAGAATGCAGAGTTGGGGAAATTAGATCCTTCTGTTAAACCACAATCTATATTTATTCCAAAATTAACTCCTTTAAAATCTACACCTTGTCCACTAATACTATCAAAAGCAACACCAACACCAAACATTTGTCCACCATTTACAAAATTACCAGTATTTGTTAAACCTTCTCTATCATAAGTTAGTGGAGATAATTGTTGTCTTTTATTTTTCATGAAAGGCATAATAGAATTAGCAAAGTTTCTATATAATTGTGGATCTTCTGCTGTAACAATTACATCATCTAGATTTACATCTTTTACATTTGTATCAAGATTATATTGAAGTGGGAAACGAGTTCCATCTCTTGTAAAAATTACTTGTTTAATTTCTGCAATATTTCCTGATAAATTATTTAATAGTGGAAGAGTTTGTAATCCATCAAATTTTAGATTGTTCAAATGTTCAGAAGGAACAAAGTTTAAGAAAGCACCTAGTACACGACTTAAACCAATATTGAAATTGATAATAGCATTAGTAGATTGAATACTTGTATAATAACTAGAAATAGCATTATATTCAAGAGTTCCACTAGTTGCACGAGATAATTGATCAGGAGATGGTTGTACTAATTCACAGATTAATTTTACATTAGATAATTCATAGAATGCCGTAGTGTAGTTAGTTGAATTAGCAGGAGTTTCACTATAAAGGACTTGACTATCAGGTGACAGCATTATGTCAACCATTAAACCACCCAGTCCATTATTAGAACTTAAATTAATAGGTTCTGAGTTGTTTAATAAACCTGATGGAAGATGAATACAAAAACTATTTCCATTAGCATTTAAATTATTTGTTACAGATAATCGTTGAGCATTTTGATTTGGCAACATACATGATGTTTCATTCATATGACCCATTGCTTCCTGTTTGCTAGAAACATTTGGAAGATAAGATGCTAAAAATCTATTATAATGTCTAATATGTTCACATACTTGCTTAGATTTATTTGAACTTAAAATAAGTTCTGAAAGAATTGAATATACACCTAACTTCGATGAAATATTCAAATCATCAGTGGCAGTTGGAAGATCCTCTGCACTATTTTTATAAATTTTAATATCACCACAAAATCGGATAGAATTACCTAGTAACATTCTTTCTGCTTCACCAATAAGAAAACTAATTTGAGGGTTTCCTGATCTGTATGATATTTTTCCTGTTGAAACAACATTTGATGGTTGGATCTCTACATTCATAACACTCATTTTATTTATATTATTAATTATATAAATAATTTAAATAAAAAATAATAAAAAAAATTAGTTGTTGATTATTAAACTATTAAATCAACTCCACCATTACGGATATTTAATGTACGAATGTGCATAATAAATATCATCCAAAGATGGTTCTTTTGAGGAGCAGTTCCTTCATAATTTACCATGAGATTAAAATCTTTATTTCTCATGTCCGTCACGCCCCCTGCTAGACTGAGAGCACGACCTATAATAAAGTTTTTATTGAAAGACGAGAAACTATGTGCTGTGATACCTGCTTGACTTAGTGCTTTATCCAACTCAATAATTGGTTGAGCATTTAATCCTAATCCTGAACTAGTTTTATCAGTTTCTACTTTACGAGCAGGTTGTAAACGACCATCATAAATAAATTGATAATTAGTTAGATTATCACCTATTCCAACTAATCCTGAACGATTACAATACATATAATAATCATTATCAGATCCAACAGCATCAGGTTTCTCTCTATAAGTTGTAGCAGAATTAATTGCATTTTTAGTTGAATAAAAAGATGCATCCGTACAGACCGCGAGGCAAGATTTTGCCCTAGAATTAGAAGCAGGGATACGAATATTGGCAACAAGATCACTAGCAAGTTGAGAATATTTATAATTAGTTGCATCTAAAAACTCATATCTAATTACACCTCCTTCTTTCATTTTTCTTAACATATCCTGAACATAATTATTTCCCATGTCAACTTGACCAACAACTAAATTTACATCTTTCAAAGTATAAGTTGCATCATATGATGTACTATCAGATACAGAACGACTATATAAATATGCAGTTCCATCACTAGCAACAGCAGATCCATTCATGGTTACAGAAGCAGATAAAGTATATTTAAGTAATACAGAGGCATTGCCAGTAATTCCAGTTACTTTTTCAATTTTAGAAATAGTTGGAAGTCCACTAGCAGATGTAAATCCAGCAGGATTTCCATTTACACTATTCCATATACCTAATTTTTCACCTACACAAAATGGTGACTGATCTACTTCAAACTGACTATTTGCTTGATAAGTAAAAATAGTATTAGTAGATCCATTCGATGCTAATGCCCCAGTAGTTGCACAACCATTAGTACTATGAAATACTGGATTGAGTAAAGGAGTTCTTTGTAACATAGCACCATCTTGCTGACGAAAGACCCTTTGATTATCTTCAAGGAGAGCAACGATTTTTGATCCACCGACTAGTCCATTTGGGAACACCTTGTCACCTCCGAAAATGCCATTTTGTAATGGAATACAAAACTTAGCATCTAAATATGAAGCAGAAGTCATGACAGAACTTTCAGGATCTGTTTTAGGTTCAAAGAATGGGGTGTTTATGTAACTATTTGACATAGATTTAGTTGTTCCCTGTGTTCCTTTTGTAGCATTATCTTCATACATAGTACATTCAGTCAATGCTCTTTTATTTCTGATACTTTCAGAAGTATGATAATCATATTTTAATGCTACATAAGTATTATAATTATCAATCTCAGATAATAATGTTCCATCATTAGAATAATATCTAAGAGTTCTTATTAAAACATTTGCACCAATTTGTGCATCTAAATTTAGTAAAGTTGGTGCTTCACCTGATGGAAGATTTATTTTAATTTTTCCTTCAAGATATGTTTCCTTAGGATCAAAGAATTGAATATTTTCAGGAATAGTAATATGAACCTGTTGACCAGCAATATAATCTAAACCATTTTCCGATGGAATACGAACAGAAGTTTGTGCAATTGGAACTTTATTATCGGCAACCCAAAAAGACATTTTATAAATTATAAATATATAAAAAAACAAAATAAAAAAAAATAAATTATTTTCTCTTGTATAAATAATACATATACGATATTTTGATACATATCCAACCTCTATAAATTATATTTGGCAAATTATTCATTTACATATATACTTTTATTTTTTTAATTCTTTTATTTTATTCATAATTTCATCAATATTATGTTCACCTTTATATTGATCAAATAATTTATCTTTTGTTATCATTACATTTCTTCCTGAGTTTTTATAAAATATTTTATGTTCACAATCATAATAATTATCAACTAATGATTGATATTTACAATCTCTGAATAATTCTTTTTTATGAATAGCAAATCCATTAAATGCAGACATTACTTTAATTATATCTTTTTTTCTGAATTTTGCTTCAAGAAAGTTTTTCATTTTATAAATAGTTTCATAAGGAACTTGATCTGCCCAACAAGAACTTTGATAAGTTCCAATTGCTAATGCCCAATAATCATAATATGATTTATTATGAAAACTTAATGCATCCCATTCTTGTTGTTTATTCAACCACTTCTTTAATATATCTATATTAATTGGTTCAGTACAAGCATCATCCATATCCATCATAATAAAATAATCATACTTATTATATATTCTAGTACTATACATTTTATCAAGTAATTGATTTCTTGCATATTCAATATTTATAGTTCTATGTTCATCAGGTTCTTTTTCACCTATAATAATTTCTAGTGGAAATTTCTTCTTTAATTCTTTTAATTTTTTCAAAGTATTATCATTTGAATTATCATAATATAATATTATTTTTGTTTCTATAAAACATGATTGTATCTGTTTTATATTATTAAAAACTTGATCTAAATATATTTCACAATCTTTTACACATCCTAAAATTAAACACCTCATAATATATTAACAAGAAAAAATTAATAAGATCTAACCACATTTTGTCTTCCACTACTTTGAGTTGGAACTTGTGCCATTGAAGTATCTACTGCTTCTTGTGGGATTGCAGTTGGTTTAGCAACTTTACTTAGAGCAGTTGCTTTTTGACCTGCTACTTTCTTTTCATCTTTCTTTTCACCAAAATAATCTAATGCCCCTGATACAGCACCAGCAACTCCACCTGCTACATTTAATGCTAGACCAAGTGGTGCTAATGCCCCAGTTGTATCCATAGCAAGTCCAGTTGCTTCTAATCCACCTGAAATCATTCCAGCAACATTCGATGCTTTTTCCATATTATTATCACCTGATATTATTCCTTTACCTTCAACAGCACTCATGACATCTTTCCCAGCATCTAGTAAACCAGTAGCAACTCCTAGACCAGCACCTGCCTTTCCTAAAAAGTCAACACCTTTTGATAATGCCCCAGTTGTTTTTCCAATATCTGTAACAGCATCACCTATATCACTTGCCAAAACTGGATTTCCAGCAGTACCAATAGTCATACCTCCTTGAATAGATTTTTCACCAGCAACCAGTTCACTTGGCATAGTGGCACTGCTTACTGGATCTACTATTCGAACTGGTGCTATATTATAATCAACTCCCTCAACTTGACCTATTCTTAATTTATTTGCAACTACTTCACCAGCAGTTTTAATTGTTTTTCCACCTTCTAATGCTCCTGCTGTTTCTTCTTCTTGTTTTGAAGTTTTTTGTTCACCTGCATCTGATGATAATTTTGTATTAAAATCACGAGTTATTGATTTTATTTTATCACCATAATCTTTTCTATTAGAAATATTCATTGCTTCTATTTCTCTATTCCTTTCAAGTACATTTTGATCTGCCATATTTCCCATAGAAATTTCAGAACCAATTCCATAAAGATCACTCATTTATAATTAATATTTATATAAAAAAACAAATATAAAAAAAATTAATCTTCTTCATCATCAGGTGGTTTTTCAACTTTTAGATCAGATATATCTACATTATTATTTACTAATATATTTTCTTTATCAGCAATCATAGTTTCAAAGTTTCTAAATGCTTGACCTTCACCCATTTTTAAATATAAAAAGTTATATTTGCCTTCTGTTGCAATCTTATATATCTTCATGAAATTTTCTATTGTTCCAAATTGAGAATGAAACTCTTCGGCAATATGTTGTAATTGTTTATTGTTTGTTTGTCTAAATATAATTACATCAGTTGCATTATTTCTAATTATTGTATCAACCGATTTGAAGTTTTGAACAAAAATACCTAATAAACCTATATTCTTATGACGAAATCTCGTTGCTAAAAAACTAATCTCAGAGTTTCTCTTCATGTTACGAGAAAGTACATCATCAAGTAAAATTGCTAGTAGAGGCATATTTTTTTTTTCACCATAACTATCTTGCTTCTTTATTATATCTAAAACATCTCCATCTCTGTACATATCTTTTACATCAAATGCTTTTTTTAAAAATCTTGCTGTTGGATCATTGCCAATTGTATTTGATATAATAGTTACTTGATCAAAATAATCTTGACCATAAAAACCATCTTCACGATCTTGCAGTAATAATGAGTTGATCATTGTAGTTTTTCCACTTTTTACTGCCCCTATACCTAGTAGTAAACTAGGAGGTTGAGGAATATTTGGATGTACTGGTTTTATTCTAGGATCAGGTGGTTCTTCTTTTACTGGCAAAATCTTTGGGGTTTTTTTGTCATCAAAAATATCTTTATTCATTTTTATAAATTTAGAAAATATTTTAATAATTTTTAGAAAATATTAAAAATATTATAGAAAATATAAAGCATGGATATATTACCAAAAGTAGAAATGGATGATATTGAAACTCAGAATATTGAAGGAATTATCGAAGATGTTGAAGATGAAGTTGAAAATCCAACAGAAGAGGAAGAAGAACCTATTGAAATAATTGAAAAAGAGAAGTTGGATACTAATGATATATTTGAAAAAAAACCAGTTGTAGCACCAGTTAAGAAGGAAAAAAAACCTAGAAAACCAATGAGTGAAGAACATAAACAGAAACTTGCAAAGGCAAGAGAGAAGGCATTAGCAACTAGAAAAGCAAATGCAGAGAAAAGAAAGAAGGGTGAGATGAAAAAACCTTCTGAAATTAAACAAGATAAAATTTTAAAAGAAAAAGAATTACAAAGACCAACTCAAATAATTAATAATACTACAAATATCACAAAGGATGATATTCATGAGATTGTTGAAAAGTCAACTAAAAATACTCTTGAACATTATGAAAAAGTAAGAAAAGAAAGAAAAGCAAAAAAAAAAGAAGATAATAAAAAAGCACTTGAACAACAAAAAGTCCATCATGTTATCAATAGTGCATTAGGAAAAAAATATGGTCAAGATGGTTTTTTTAGTGATTGTTTTTAAAGATCTACAAAATAGTGTGGATCTAAGTAAGGTGTATTATAACATATAACCTCACAATGAAATAGAGTATCTTCAAAGCAATCTAATGGGAGTGAAATAATACTAGTTATTTTTGGATATGTATCTCTCATTTTTTTCCATCTAGCACTATTTTTTCTTTGATTTAATCTGTAACCCATTGGAGTAATTAATACAATGGGAACATCTTTTCCAACTAGTTCAATGACCTTGTCCATAAACACTTCAACTGCAAGTTTTCTTCCAGTGCCAATATTGAATGGAGGGTTCATAATAACTAGATCACACTTGATTGGATTAGTTTCTTCAAGAAAGTTTGTGCCTTCTTTTATTTCATAATTAATAATATTACTATTTTTAAAATTATTGGTTAATCTTTTATCACCTGCACAGCAATCAAGAATAGTTGGATATTCTTTTACTGATAAGATATTATGAAGGAAATCACATAACCAAATAGGAGTTGGTGTATCTGATCGTTTCTTTCCTTTATTATCTGATTTAATATAGACAGACATTTCGTTTTATTGTATAATATAAATATTTTTATTCTTTTAAGTATTAATTTTTTTTCTCACTATAAAATGTCCAGGCAAGATATTAAAAAAAATTACTCTCAACCATAAAAAAAAAATACTTTGACACAAATATTTTTAATACTTTTACTTGGACATTTTCTAGTGACATATTTTAATGTTTTCTTTTGATATATATTTAAAGATTTGAGTTTTATTAAATATATAATAAAACAATGGCAGGAAAAAATAATCAATCAGAAATAAAATCTAATGAAATGAATATGGACATTCATC